CTCGCCGAACTTGCCATCCCTCAGGGGCAGTCGGGTGCACGCTGCTGGTGCGGGGAGCCGGTCCGGCTCCTCACGCACATCCCCAAGCAGCGGAGGAGCGACAAGGTGATCAAGCATGGCTAGGCCCATACGGGCCATGGGCCATCCGGAAAGTGCGGCATTCCCTGCCGATCTTCAAGCGCGGAGCTACGGCACAGGCCGGGCCACCCCGCGCGGACGGGGAGAGCGGCATGCCGCGTAGGCCGGCGAACAACCCGCGACAGATCCGCTCGAAGGCGTGCGGCTGCCCGTTGTGCCTGGCGGCGTACCCGCCGGCCAAGCACGGCGAGCGCAAGCCGCGCCGCGACTGCGTCGGCTCGTGGCAGGCTCGCTACCGCGACCCCACCGGCACGCAGAAGGCGCGCAACTTCACCATCGCGGACGGCGGTAAGAAGGCGGCTGAGGCGTTCCTCGACGAGACGCGCACGGCCGTCCGGCAGCGCAACTACCGGGACCCGGAACGGGGCAAGATCCGCGTCGGCGACTGGTGGGCGCAGTACTGGGAGGTCCAGAGCAAGAAGGGGAAGGTCAAGACCCGGAACCGGAAAGAGAGCGTCTGGACCGCGCACATCGAACCGAAGTGGTCCAAGTACAAGCTGATCGATCTGGACTACATGTCGCTTCAGGCGTGGCTCACGCGCGAGGTGAAGGGGTACCGGACGCAGTGCCAGGTGCGGCGGCTGATGATCTCGCTCCTCGACGCTGCGATCAAGGACGGCGAGCGGATCAAGGACAATCCCGCCGAGCATCTGGAGGTCACGGCGCCAAAGCCGGCCAAGCACCCCGACGATCTGAAGCCGCCCACGGCCGCGCAGTACGCGCTGATCCATGCGGCGCTTCCCGAGTACTACCAGCGCATTCTCCGTGATTTCGCGTACGAGACGGGCATGCGGCCCGGCGAATACGCGGGTCTGCGGCTGCACTGCGTGGACGAGGAGGCGATGACGGTTCAGGTGCGGGAGATCCTGGTGCTCGACCGGGGGCGTCTGTGTAGGCAGGAGGCGCCCAAGACCGAGGCGGGGTTCCGGACGGTGCCGTTGACGCCGACGGCGATGGAGGCGCTGCGCTGGATGGTCGCCAAGTGGCAGCCGAAGCGCACGCGTTCAGCGCTCGGTGACGGATACGACCTGCACACGGAGGAGCTGGTGTTCCGGGGCCCGAAGGGGGCTGCGCTGAACATGAACAACTTGCAGCGCCCGTGGAAGAAGGCCATTGAGCAGGCGGGCGTGGCGCGCAAGGTGAAGGATCCGGAAACGGGTCGCACTGAGTGGTGGCCGCGGCTGTACGAGTACCGGCACGACGTCGCGAGTCGTCTGCATCACGCGGGTGTGGCGGAGGTGGATACGCAGGCCTTCCTCGGGCAGAAGCGCGGCGGGAAGGTCACGTGGATCTACACCCACGAGGGCGAGGGCGCGCAGGAGCGGGTGCGTACGGCGTTGACCGGGGAGGGGGGAGAGGAACGTGGACTCCGGGCCGTTGAGTGACGGATCGGGCGGGAATCCACGAAGAGTCCACAGGACCCCCTCGGGGGTGCTCGGAGGATCTCGGAAGATCCCAATTCGGGGAGTCGTGAGGGCCGTAGAACGCTCTCGGAGGCTCTCGGAGGATCTCGGAAACGCTGGTCAGATGGAAGACCTGCCTTACAAGCAGAATGTCGGCGGTTCGAAACCGTCCGCGCCCACCGTGTGTAAGTAGCAGGTCAGAGGCCTCTCGGTGAGATCACCGGGAGGCCTCTCCTGTGATCGAAGTCCACATAGAGTCCACAACCCCTAGTGATCTTGCTGTGCGGGTCACCCGTTCGGGGGAGTGGTCGCTGCCTCGATGGGGCATACAGTCGGTTCCGACGAGGGCTGGCGCGTCTCCCCGCGCGCGCCAGACGGGCGCTCGTCGACTTCCTGTGACTCTGGGCGGGGAGGCCCGGACCACAGGCCACGGCCCCCGCCGCAATCGTCGGCGGGGGCCGTTGCGTTCAACGGTAGGGGCTACCCCGCTTCCGGGGTGACACCGTGAACCCATCTCAGCCACAAACACGAGGGCGCCCTCCTCGGACGGACGGGCGTACATCCGAGGAGAGCGCCATGAGCCCTCATTCGCAGCGCTGAGGGCGGTCTAGGGCCAGTGCAGTTGTCATATGCACAGTGCCGGGGTGGGTGCCACGAACGCCGGGGTCCATGCCTGGAATCACTCGACCGTGCCCCTTGTTCGCACAGCTCTTGCATGTGTGGTCGATTCGTGATCGAAGAATGTACGGTCGACGATACAGACAGTGGATCATGGTGCAGCAACGGTTGACGGGTGCCGCCCGCCCCACCCACGCCCCGCGTCCTCGCCGCCCGACGCGCCGTCGGCGACCGCATCCGGGCCGCACGCCTCCACGCGAACATGACGCAGGAGACCTTGGCGGAACGGGCCGGCCTCGACCGGCAGGCGATCAACAGGATCGAGCAGGGTCACGCCTCGCCAGTCCTCGACAACCTGATCCGCATCGCCGACGCGCTCGGCGTCCCGCTCCGCGACCTCGTCTAGTTCGGGGAGCGTCAGCTTTTTACGGGAACCGTGAAGCCCCGCACCGGCCGCTCCTCCGGGCGGGGAGCCGATTGCTGTGCGCGCCGCCAGGCTGCGACCAGGGCCGCGTGCCGAGGGTCGGTCCATTCGGTCATGTGGCACCTTCCGAATTGATGGGCGGCGGCACTTCCGCCGTCATGCCGCCGCCCGCCCGCGCACGGGGTCTGGGTGTGCGGGAGATTGAAGCGGCCGCCCGGCGCACGGGCACGGACGGCCGCACGTCCCGCCGTCGGGGGATCCGTGGAGATGCCGGCGGCGGGGGCATGGTCAGTTCTGGGACGGCGGAGCGACGCGGTCGCTACGTGCACCCCATCCGACCGGGGCGGTCTGCCTCGGCGAGGGCGCCACGGGACACGTGCGGTGCAGTTCGATGCTTGCCCCTGCGCCCGAGTTGCTGAAGACGTCGGCCAAAACGACCTCATCAGCGGACTGGATCGGCTCGTCGCATTGCCAGCAGATCCGCCCGCGGTCGGTGGTCATCGCGCCCGCCCTTCCTTGAGTGCTCGCCGCAGCTCGGCGGAGGCCGGGCACAAGCCGCCGTTGTCGACGCACTGCTCGCAGGATGCGGCGTGTTCTATGAGCTGTACGTACACCTGCTTCGCCGAGCATCGCGGGCAGCCGCGCGGGAACCAGTGCCGGCCGCTCTCGTCATCGCGCTCGCCGACGTCGACGCTGTGGCCCATCGCGAGAGCGCTGCTGCACCACACGCAACTGCGCCCGCATCGCTGTGGCTCGGACAGTGTGTTGACGGGCGGTACGGATACGAGGATCGGCTCGGCGGCCGCCGGGACTGGTGCTGTTCTTGGGGTCATCCGAATGCCTCCGCGCGGAGTGCGCTGACTGCGGGCCCGAACGCTGCGGCCAGGCAGGCGGGATCCGTGACTTTGCCCGAGCCGTCTGGGGCGTCGAGCCAGAACCGGCCGCCTGCCGGGCGCTGGGGTGACGGGCAGTGCAGCGGCCAGTCGTAGGGGTGCACGGTGAGGGGGCGGATGTCGGCGAGTTCGTCGGCGGCGTCCAGTGGGACGAGCCACCATGCGGCGTCCAGCCCGGAGTCGAGGAGCAGGGGGCCGCGCGCCTTGGCGGGGATGCGCTTGCGGGCTTCCAGTGCGGTGGCGAGTTGGGCTTCGGCGGCGAGCCATTGGGTGCAGTGGATCGGTGCGAGTCCGCCTACCGACCACACCTCGTGCACGAGGCGCTCGTGCCCGGAGCATTCGGCAAGCCAGGCGTCACCGGGTGGGTGATTGGTTGCGCGGCGTTTTGCGGCCATGGCGTGGACCGTAGGGGTGTGGGGTGCGCGGTTGTTGATCGATTGCGCGCGATTGTATCTAACGGTTCGTCAGTTGCCCGGGTTGTTCACGTGAGATCAAGAGACGCCCGTGCGCGGCCGATCAGGCGGCGGGCGATCTGGCCGCGCTCGGCCGACGAGTCGAGCCACTCCCACGCCCGCTCGTACAGGCGGATGTCGTCCTCGGCCGTGAGCCACAGCTCCTCGGTGATCGTCTCCACAATCACCTGCCGCCGGTCGTAGATCCAGAACGAATGCGCGGCCGTCCGCCGCAGCTCCGACCCGAACGGGATGACCGCGAGGTCGACTTGGGGCTGGCCGACCACGTTGAACAGGCGGTCGAGCTGCGCGGCCATCACGCTCGCCGGGCATGACCGGTGATACAGCGCAGCCTCGCACAGCAGGAACCGGAACTCCTTGCCCGGCTCGTACAGCGCCTCTTGCCGGCGCAGCCGGTTCTCGACGGCCTTGTCCGTCGTCGCCGGGATCTCGCGGAACCGGGCATTCGAGTCGAAGATGACGCGCGCGTACTCGCGGGTCTGCAACAGCCCAGGGATACGGGCCACCTCGAACGCCCGGATCAGTCGCGTTGCCGCGGTCTCGCGGATCGCGAGCTTCTGCCGCTCGGCGTGCCCGCCCGCGAGCTGCCGCCGCCACGTCCGGTGCTTCAACTCGACGCCAGCGCGCAGGCCCTGGAGCTCCGGCTCAACGTCCGGCCGGCCAACGGCGGCCGCCCACTCGGTGATGTCCGAGGCCTTCGCCGTCTGCTTGCCGCTCTGTAGGCGGCTCACCTTCGAGGGCTGCCACCCGAGCGTCGCGGCGAGGTCTTTGCCCTCCATACCCGACTCGGCACGCAACTCCGAGAGTCGCGCGCCGAGGATCTGCCGGGCTTCTTGGAACTCACTCACACACTGGAACGTACCCGCTGCTCAAACTCGGTGGCAGGGAGGGCGTGGTGCCATGCGGCGTCGCGGGCCTGGCAGGCGGCGAGTACCTCGGCGGGGTCCTCGGTGACGTACACACCGAGGGTGGTGTCCTCGTCGTCGAACGCGAACCGCGCGAGGATCTTGGAGTCGAACAGCCAGAAGTCGTAATCGGGCAGGCGCAGTTCTAGCGCGCGGGCGCGGGTGAGGTGGCGGATGTCCTCGCCCGCGGCCAGGTTGCTCGGCGCGCTCGCTGCGAGGAACCGCTGGTTGTCGGTGGCCGGCTCGTCGACGATCCGTACGCGACCGATCCTCTTGCCCTGCGCTGTCTGCTCCTTGACGTTCACCCGCCACGCGTTGGGCGGCTCCGCGGCGATGTCCTCCCCGGCGAGCCAGCGCTGCCACTTCGCGCCGGTGCGGTCGGAGGCGTAGGTGCGGCGGGTCTCCAGGCGCCAGGCGGTGTGCCGGAACTCGCGGAACAGGTGGCTGATCTCCTTGAACGGAGTCAGGGCAGGCGCAGGCTCGCGCGGCGAGTAGCGGGTAAGCAACTCGCGGGGAACGCGGACGAACGACTCCGTCGGCTTCACGTCGCGCAGCGCGGCGAGGTGCTCGGGATCCGTCTCGATCTCGCCCTGCACCAGGATCTCGTCCGTCTCCGCGATGTCGTACAGGGTGGGGCAGTCGCCATCGTCGCTGTTGGTGCCGATGAACCGCAGGGTCATGTCGTCCTCCGTCAGCGGGTGTTGGGGCAACCAGCATGCGACGCGCTGGGTGGCGCGTGCGGGCGGATTGCCGAGGATTGCAGATCACCTTCTCAGGTTGCAGATTGCGCGCAATCGGACACAACAAAGCGGCCCCCACCGCCCGAGGGCGGCGGGGGCATGTAATGGCATATGCGCGTCCGGTAATGCTCTCCCCTTGGCTTCACGAGCAGAGCTAACGTTCTACATGTGTCCGCCACGCAGTTACCCCGCCAGAAGCGGAGCGCTCACCAGATCAACGAGCAGATCCGCCAACTCATGCTGCGCTCCGGCGGATGGCTCCACGACGAGCAGCGACGCGAATACGAGCAGCTCGTCACCGAGTGGGTGCTCGCCGTCCACGCCGAACGTACTGGCGGCGCTGAGGATCAAGAGCCGCAGCCTGCGGAAGCGGACTGTCCGACGGACTCGGCTCCGGAGCAGGAGCCGCACCCGTCCGCCGGCACACCAGCGCATCAGGATCGTCGGCCGGAGCCTGCCACGAGTAGCCGGCCGGGCACGACGTCGTCGCGTCCGACCCGTCCTTGCCGTCCTTGCCGTCCTTCCCCGCAGGTCCCGGCGGTCCTGACGGTCCCGGCACGGTCGAGGCGGGGCCCGGCACCGTCGAGTCCGCGCCCGGAGCGCCAGGTTCGCCCGACGCCCCCGGTGCACCCGACGGACCCGGCTTCGGCATAACAGTCGGCGCGGGCTTCCCCGACGCACCCTGACGGCCCCGTGGCCCCGGCACGAGTACGGGATCCTTCACCCGCGCCGGGAGGTCAACCGCGCGCGACGGATCCGGTGCGGCAGGCGTGCCCCCCTCCGCGCGCACCTGCTTGCGCAGGATCCGAACGTCCTCGGCGAGCGTCCGCACGTCGCCGCTCCGGCGCGATGCCTCGGCCCCCAGCTGGTCGGCACGGTGCGCCTCGGCGTCGATGCGCATCCACACGAGGAGGACCGCCCCGGACAGGACGAGGAGGATCGCCGCGAGCATGAGGGAGCGCCACCGGCGGACGAGGAGCGGCTGTGCGTGGCGTCCACTCACGTCGGTTGGCCTCCCAGTTCGGCGATCTGTCGGCGTAGGCGACGGTTCTCGTCGCTCAGGTCTCGGATCTGCCCGAGGAGGTCGGCCTTCTCCGTGCGCTCGGTGGCGAGTTCGCCGTACGCGGCCGCCAACAGTTGCTCGTTCTCGACGAGTTTCGTCGTGAGCTTGTCGCGCTCCTCCTGGAGCTGGTCGACGAGCCCTCCGTATCCGCTCAGCACAGCGCCCGAGTGGTTGGCCCGGTTGGCTCCGCGCTGGCCGATGATGGCGGCCATGGCCGCGGCGAGCCCGACGACGATCGTTCCGACGGCGCCGAGCGTCGCTGCGTCCACGTAACACCCCCTCCATCACGGCCAGGTCGAACAGCGGGCAGGGGTCAGGCTTCCGGCTTCGGTGCCACCTGTCCGCGCGTCACCAGGCCGAGCACGGCGAGCACCGCGGCGTTCAGCGCTCCCACGCTCTCCGCGGACACGTTCAGGCCGTACGCCGCGAGCAGCGCTACAGCGGCTGCCACGAGTCCTGTGAACGCGCTGGGGGCGATCGGCCTTGTCACCGCTGCGGTCGCTGCGGCGAACACGGCGGAGATGACGGCGACGATCGCCGCGGCCTGTTCCGCGTTCAGGCCGAAGCCGAAGGTCACGATGAGGGACAGGCCCGCGCTGACGGTGGAGATGATGAGCGCGGGCTCTCTGCCGAAGATCTTCATGGGTGCCTCAGTTCTGGGGGGCGACGTCCAGGCGGACGGTCACGGACTCGATGGCGTCGGTGATGCGCTTCATGAGCGCGTCGACGTCGACCGGGTCGCCGCGGTCGGCGAGTGCCTGCGCGAGCGTCTTGATCGTGGCCGACTGTGCGGTGACTGTGGCCTCCGTGGAGCGGACCCGGTTGGAGATGTCCGTCAGCACGCTGACGGCCTGCCACGTGGGGTTCGTCTTGATCGTGGACGAGGTCTCCGGGGCAGGGACGGAGTCCGTGCGCCACACCGCGTCGTAGATGTCCTTCTTGGTCATGCCCGCCAAGGGGTCCTCCTCGATGCTCTGTCCGGCCACGAGGCGCTGCGCCCGGGCCACGATTTCGGAAAGTTGGGCGACGATCTTCGGGCCCGGGCACGAGGTGTGCCCGCCCCACGCGGAGCCGCCCATCGCGTGATAGCCGAGGCCCCGGCCGCTCGGTGAGTTCGCGACCTGGAGAGGGACGCCCTCGGTCTTGTGGGCCCACGCGAGTACCTCGGCGTTCGCGGTGAGCTGGGCATCGGTCAGGGTGTCGCCGCCCTGGCCCTCGTTCTCGACCGACAGCCACGACGAGTTGCCGCCCGCCTGCGCCCACGCGCGGTCGGCCGTGTCCACCCACTGATAGAGAGCACCGGTCTTGCCGGTGCCGAAGTGCGACGAGGCCTGCGCCCGGCTGTTGCGGAACCAACTGTCGGTGCCCGCGAGAGTGCCGGCCATGATGTGCACGACCACGCCACGCACGGACGACTGCCCGCCCTTGGTGTAGTTGACGGGGATCGGGCGCCACGTAGCGCTGGAGAGTCTGGCCACAGGGTCAGGTCCCTTCGGGGTGGATGGCGAGCTTGAACTCGGCGAGAGTGATCCGGCACGACTTGGGTGCGTTGTGCGCCGCGAGCAGCGCCACCGGCGTGCCGGGATGCACGAACATCTCGTGCGTCTTGTGGAAGAACTGCTGACCAGGCGACGGCGGCCGGTGCTCCGTCGCCGTCGAGTCCGCGCCGCCCGCAAGGTCGAGCGGGTCACGCACGAACCGGTCGCGCAGCTCGGTGTAGTCGCCGGCCTCCCAGTAGATGAGCGCCGTGAGCGTCGCCCACCCATCCACGGCCGGCCAGATCAGCCCGGAGCGGTCGTCGCGCTGCCAGTCCTGCACCTGGTAGCCGAGCGGGTCGGCCGGTTCGTGCATGCAGTGCGGGTCGTAGGACTCGGCGCCCTGCTCGTACGGGAAGCGGACGATGTTGTACTCGCCGCCGCCGGGCATGGCCTGCGGGGTGTCGACCTTGAGTGAGCACACGTAGGGGGACATGCGGGCCTCCAGACATGAGAAAGGCCCCGGCCACAGGGCTCGGGGCGTACAGGGTGGTTGGGGCTATTGCAGGTCTGTGGCGGCCGTCTGCGAGGTTCCTCCGTCGTCGATCCCGGGGTTTCCCCCGGCCCACGTCCCGCGCATGTCGTTGCCGAATCGCTGGACGCCGGAATGCCCCGCCGCGATGTACAGGCCGTTGCGGGCGGGCTTCGCGGCCCCGCCCGGGCGGCACTTGTTGGCTGTGATGGCCACCGCCGTCAGCGCCGTCGTGGACAAGCGGATCGCGGCCGGTATGGAGGTCGTGAGCCCGGCTTGGTTGGCGCCGTCGACGAAGTTGTCCCTCACCTGAATGTCGGTGCCTGGCCCATTGAGGAAGATGCCGGACTGCTGCGGGTCACGGATGGTGTTCCCGATGATGTTGCTGTTGTCGGAGTTGTCCATCGTGATGCCGAAGGCCCCGGCGCCCCACACGACGTTTCCCGAGATCACGGTGTTGTTCTGGTAGGACGTGCTGATGCCGGTGCCTGACGAGTTGGAGATGACGTTGTCGCTGACGACCGCGCGCGATACGCGCTGGAGACGGATCGCGGATTCCGTGCCGCCGGAGCCGTCGATGGTGTTGCCGGTGATCGCGACGTTCAGCACGGTGCCTGTGATCTCGCCGAGCGCGACGATCACGTTGTCGTAGCCGGTGCCGCCGCGGAAGGTGTTGCCGGTGACTGCGAGGTTGCGCATCTGCTGGCTGGCGTTCGTCTGGACGCCGTCGGTGTTCATCGTGTCGTTGAGGTCAGCCTCGATGACAGTTCGAAGGCGCACGCCACTGCCGCAGGACACGAACGTATTGCCGGTGACGGTGACGTCTTCCCAGTTGTAGGCGCTGACAGCGAACTGGAGCAGGCCCTCAAACGAGTTGTTGGCGATGCGGATGCGGCGGTGCCACGCCTTGATCGTCGCCGAGTGCGAGCCCACCCCGCGCGGCCATGCCGTCGTACCCGCGGTGTCGGAGTTCCCGAAGTGGCAGCCCTGGACCAGGACGTCGACACAGGGGGTGTGATCGTACGGGCCGAACCCCCCGAATTCCCCGCTGCCCTTGGCGAGGTCGATCTGCACGGCCTCTGAGAAGCTGCGGGACTTGTCCGAGGTGTTGTCGACGTAGCCGCGGAACCGGCAGTTCTCGACGAGGCCGTGGCTGGTCGAGTTGAGCTCGATGGCGTGGTAGCCGGAGACGTCGCGGACTTCCAGGTCGCGGATCACGATGTCGGTGGCGTGGCCGATGCTGATGCACATCGCGTTGCCCGTCAGGCCCGACGTCGACCCTCTCATGTTCCAGAGGCCGCCCTCGATGACGATCCGAGAGTGGCCGGTGTAACCGCCGAACGCCTGCCCCGAGTCACCGTTGATGAGCATCGTTCCGGCGACGTTCCGCCGGAATTCGGCGCCCTGCATCAACGTCAACCTGGTGTTGCTGTAGATGCGGAGAGTCTGCCCGATCAGGTAGACGCCCGGTGGCACGAGTACCTGCGCGCCCCCGAGATCGCGCGCGGCATTGAGCGCGGCCTGGATGCCCGGCGCCGCATTCGTCCCGCCTGACGAATCGGCGCCGTAGTTGGTGACCATGAACTGCTGCCGCTGGTTCATGGACTCCAGACGGCCGGCCGTGATGTCCATGCCGGGCCGCCACTCGACAGGGGTAGCCAAGAGAGCCTCCTACAGGGATGCGATCGCCGGGTGGGCGAGGGAGAGCGGGACGCCCACGGCATGGGGCTTGACGACGCCGTTCCGGGAGCGCGTGACGGTGAAGACCTGCGTATCCGCGACGCGCACGTCGTCGAAACTGACCGCGATCGGTAGCGCGTTGGTGTTGCTCGGGCTGACGTAGGACCGCAGCCCGATCCCGCCCGGCCCCGGGATGCTGGTGTCGGTGGCCGTCACCTGCCACGCGCTCGGCTCGGGGTCCTGGGCCTTCCACGCTTTCGCGTACAGGTTCGGGCCCTCGGCCCGGAAGCGGACCTTGTAGGACTGGCCGGCGGTGTGGGTCATGTGGACGGGTGCGGCGGCGAGCGTGGTCTCGGAGGGCGTGCGCTTACGGATCTCCAGTTCGGCCTGTCCGACGAGGCCGAAGTAGATCCGAGCGAAGTAGTACACACCGCTGGCGGAGTTGGTGCGGAGGAGGAAGTACGTCCAGATGCCATCCCCTGTGGGGGCGACCGGGACGGTGAGGGTCGCCGTCATCTCGACGTCGGCGAGCTGCACCGCGTTGAGGTAGCAGACGCGGAACAGATCCCGGGTGTTGTGGACCTGGCGTGCCACCGTGCCGTTCACCGAGTAGTCCGAGGACACGGTGCCGCCGGACGACGTCCATACCTGCCCCGTGTCAGCGACGCCCCACCCGCCCGTGACCGAGCGGCTGAACGTGTCCGACAACGCGGAGGCGTCAGCCAAGATGGCGCGAACACCCCAGGCGTAGAGAACCTGGCTGGCGGGCGGAGTGCCGCCCTGGCGGGCCCGAACCTTCAGGCGACCCGCGTTGGCCGGAGCCGTCACGGTCGACTCCAGATAGGTCCACTGGCCGGCTGGAACGGCGGGCGTGACGCCGCCCTGCGCCGAGAGATACGTGCCAGCGTCGCTGTACCAGTAGACCGATGGCCGGACGTCCGAGGCACCCGTGGGCGAGTAGAACCAGCCGCACAGCTTGTACGTGGCACCAGGGACGACGCTGCCGACCGGTGACAGCGGGGAGTCTGCGGAGTGCGACTCCGCGGTGCCCGCTGGCGTGAGCCGGATGGACCCCGTGCCCTTCGGGTGGACGATGGTCTGCTCCCAGGCGATCGTGCCAGCGGCGGCAGTCCAGCCCGCGATCCCTTGCTCGAACCAGGGGTTGGCGTTGATGAGCCGCCCCACCGCTTCCACGCGGGCGACCTCGCCACCGACCTGGACGTCGAACGGTGCCTCCTTCGGGTCGGTCGTCCACTGTGCGCCGACGGTCGTACGCACGGCGAGCGTGCCGTCCGTTGCCGAGACACCGGTTCCGAGCTGACTGCCGCCCGTGTCCGCCTTCCCGTAGGTCGGGTGGTCGGTCTTGGCGGTCATCCATGGGCCGCCCGGCTCGCACGTCAGCGTCGCCACCCACGTGCGCGGCAGATAGGTCTCGGACAGGCCGGTGACGAGGAGATCCACCGGCCCGTACGCCACCCACGGAGGAAGGTTGACGATGCGGAGGATGTCGCCCTCGCGCAGCCCGAGCACCGTGTCGATCAGCTCCGGATGCTTGTGCAGCCGGATCGTCACCGACGGATACCGCGCCCCGTCGTACGTGCCCAAGTGCAGCCGCCACGGCGCGATGTACTCCAGCTGCACGTCATCGTCGACGTTCAGCGTGACCGACTCGTCGTACAGGCCGATCCCGTCCGGCGGAGCCTGCACCGACAGCGGGCCCTCCTCAAGCACCGCGCGCGACTCGCTGCCGCCATCCCGCTTGACGGTGACGTCGTTGCGGGTGGCGTCGTCGTCGTCCGTCGGCTCCAGCGAATCAGCGGCGATCTGCCCGGCCGCGTAGTCGAGAACCAGCGCAGGCTCCTGCGTGTACAGCGACGAGCGGTCGCGGAAGAGGATCCCGAGCCGGTCCCGTGACTCGACGAGCATGCCGCCGTCGGCGTCCGCCGCCTCCTGGAGCAGGGCGAGGAGCGTCTCCGGGCGCTGCGGGCCCACGCGCTGCGTATCGAGCGGGCCGGCGATCCGGGCGACGGGGGTGGCCTCCTCGGACGCGAGACGCCGCACCCGATCCCACGCAGTTTCACCCGCGTATCCATCGTCGGAACCGGTGTAGAGACTGTTCGCCGCGGTGGGCAGCACTGCCAGGTGGCCGATGCCCCACCCCTCCATGGCCTCCGCCCACGTTCCCGTCACCGCCGTGACACGGCCGGCAGCGCCCGTGATGGTGCCGCCGATGCCGCCCGCGTCGCCGCCCACGTCCTGGAAATCGATGCGGTACTCGACACCGCCGGTGCCGTTGTCGCGAGCCCAGAGGCGCAGGCGCACCCAGCCGTGGAAGACGTCGGCACCGGCCGTCATGGAGCGGAAGACGATGTCTTCCCCTGCCTGGTTGAAGCCGTACAGGCGCACCGAGTCACCGCGCATGCCGACGACCCAGCGGCGGACCGCCCCGGTGGTCGAGACGCCGATCAAGTCTTTCCACAACTCCGTGGCCGGCGGGGGCTTGTCGTCGGCGTTGTAGACAAGCTCCATCTGCCACTCGCCGCGGTCCGTGTGCGCGGGCACGATGGCGGACAGTGTGCCGCCCGCGCTGATCTTCGGCAGGGGCTTGGACGAGGGCAGGGTGCTGAGGGCGCCGAATTCCACCCCGGTCAGGGCAGCCGGTGTGACGCCCTTGATCGGTGAGAAGGCTCGGGTAGCGCCCTGGTCCTCTTCCATCGGCCAGTACGCGATTGGCTTCCCGGAGGGGATACGGCGGCGCAGTGTGGAGTCGAGGGCCTTCACGCCCTGCCCGTAGCGGCGCAGGATCCCGGCCGCCTGCACGGGCGTCCACACGTCTGCGCCGGACGACTTCCACTTCTGCGGCCATGAGGCGATCTCGCCGACGAACAGGTCACGCCGGTCTGCTACGGCGGCCGTCCCTGAGAACGACCAGGTGCGGCCCGCGGAGTCGGTGAACGGCGCGGCGCCAACGGGGCGTTGCGTGAAGTCAGGGTTCGCAACGACCGTTCCGTTGATGCCGGAGCGCACCTCGGCGCGGTAGGCCTTGCCCTCGAATGGCAGGCGGCCCGCGGGCACGTCGCTGGGACCGACGGCCAGCGGTGCCGGGCCGGAGAAGAGGGTAAGGGGGGCCGACGGTACGCCGACGTAGGTGTACGTCTTGCCGAACTGCTCCCAGGGGCTGACCAGGGAGGGCGCCCAATAGTGCGCGACGGCCCACCCTCCGTTGCCGTTGTCAACGTCCAGGGTGCAGCGCAGTGCGGCCCGCTCAGGGAGTGTGGGCAGAGTCCGCGCGATGGTGTAGGTGGCGGTGCCGTCGAGGCTGAAGTAGAAGAACAGGCGCCCGTCCTCGATCCGCAGCAGGTAGGAACGGGTCCCGGCCGCCCCCCACTTGCCGAGCAGCATCTGCACCCCGGGCCGGTACCAGGACGCCGACAGCTCGATCCGGAGGTCGATGTCGCCGGTGATGTCCAGCGCCGACGTGTCGGGCGTCGAGGCGTAGTTGGTCGGGTCGCCGTCGAGGTCGAGGAAGCGGCCGCCTCCCGGCAGCGACAGGCGTACGGGCGTGTTGCGGCCGATGAGCCCGTAGTAGGGACTCATCGGGTTGCGAGGGCTGTACCGTCCGTCGCGGTTGTTGATCGTGAGCGGCACCGATGCAGGTTCCGCCGTCGTGCTGCCCGACCGGATGCCGCGCGTGTGCGTGATCGCGTCGCGGGTGTAGACGTCCCCCGTGATGTCCGTCCACTGCCCGGCCTTGATCTCGACGCGCAGCCCCAGAGGGTCCTCGGGAAAGGCCACGAGTCACCCCCTTCCGAGGACGGTCTGAACGTTGCCGCCGCGCACCTTCACGAACTGGCGGATGAGGTTGGCGAGCAGCTCGTCGGCCGCTGAGCCGCCGGTGTCCACGCGGAGGGTGATGGCGGACGAGCCGCCACCGCCGGAAGCGCCGGCCACCGCCCCGCCGACCGAGGAGGCCATGGCGGCGGACGGGGTCGGGGTGTCGACGAGGTTGGACATCGTCCGGTCGAGGACGCCCGTGTTCGCCTCGACGCCCTGCGCGATACCGGCCGGGATCCACCGGCCGACCTGCGACGCCATCACCTTGGACGGGGAGTGGATGCCGAGTGCCTTGGCGATCGGGCCCGGGATCATCCCCTTGGCGAACGACATCAGCCGCGAGCGGAGCCAACCGCCCATGGACTCGACACCGGCCAGGAGACCGCGGACGACGTCGGCGCCCTTGGAGACGAGGAGGTCTTTCAGGGAGCCGATGGCCCGCGAGATCCGGCCCGGTAGCCCGGCCACCCACACGAGGAACTCGGTGCCCTTGCGGGCCGCGGCGTCCCGGAACATCTGAAAGCCGCGGGAGGCCGCGAGCGCGATCGTGGAGCCGAGGCTCGACAGGGCCCGGCCGGCACGACCGGGCAGACTCCCCACCCACGTCGTGAAGTTCGTGAAGAACGTGCTGAAGGGGGTGGCGACGTAGGTGGACCACAGGTTGCCGAAGAACGTGGCCATGATGGAGCCGAAGGCGCTGAGTCGCTCCCCTGCGCCTTCGATGAGGCGCTTGCCGAGGCTCATCACGATCATGCCTGCGGCGGCGACGACCGCTGCGAGGACGAGCATCGGCAGCAGTGACATTCCGAGGATGATCGCCTGAGCGAGTAGGGCGATCTTGAAGAGTTTGTCGGGGTTCTCCATCATCCAGTTCGCCATGTCGGTGCCGAGCTGCTGCAAACCGGAGACGGCCTTCGGGGCGAGTTCCTTGATCTTCGTGACGAGTTTCTCGCCGAGGAGCGGCAGGAACGCGAAGAACTGGTCGAGGCCGGTGGCGCCGTTCTTCCCGGCCTCGGCCCACATGCCGCCGAAGTGCTGCACGACGAACGTCTTGACCTTCTGGAAGGCGGGGAGGACTTGGCCGCCGAGGAAGTCCACGACGTTCTGCTGAATGCCGCGCTTGAACGCCTCCAGGCGCGTGCCCGCGTTGTCCCGCAGGCTGTCGCCCATCCGGTCGGCAGCACCGCCCATCTTGCCGAGCGCGGAAGTGGCCGACGACGGGTCGAGCGCCATGAGCGCCTTCTGCGTGTCCTCCGACTTGGTGCCGAACAGGGTCAGGGCGACGTTGTTCTTGTCGGTGCCGTCCTTCATCTTGGACAGGCCCTCGAAGACCTTGTCCAGGGCTGCACGCGCCGTCGGGCCGCCCTTCACGAACGCGGCCTGCATCTCCTTGCCGGACAGGCCGATCTTCTTGAACGCGTCGTCGACCTTGCCCCCGCCGGTCTGCGTGATCAGGACGAATTCCTTCAGGGCGTCCGCGACCACGTCGGTGTCCCGCGCGCCCGCCTTCATGCCCTGCGACAGGAGCCCGGTCGCGTCGGCGGCGGACAACCCCATCTGCCGGAAGATCGTCGAGTATTCGTTGAAAGTATCGGCAATGTCATCGGCCCTCGGGCCCATCTTCTGGAGGCCGCGGGTCAGCGCGTCGACGGCCTCGGTGCCGTTCTTCGCCAACCCCGTTTTGATCATCTGGCCAACCGCGTTCGCGGTCTGCCCGAGATCCAGCTCGAACGTGTTCGCCAGGTCGGAGACCTTCGTGGCGAGCGACTGGAGCTGCGCCTCCGTCGCCCCCGGCGGAGCGATACCCGCCCGCATCACCGCCGAGATCGCGTCCGCGGCACCCTGGAAATCCTCGGTGACCGCATTGGCATACATCTGCCCCGCGATGTGCCCATACTTCTTCATCTCCGGACCCGTCGCCCCGAGTTGGGCGCCGAGACGGCCGGTGATGCGGGACTGATCGAGGGCGGTCTGCATGCCCTGCATGAGCAGCGCGCCGGCCGCCGCACCGATCGCCGCCAGCCCGAGCTTGGAGGACAGGCCCGAGCGGATGCTGGTCGCGACATCGCTCACGCCCGCGGACGCGCGCCCGCGCATCCGCTGCATGAACGACTGCCCGCCCTCGTCGCCCGCGGCGCCGGCCGCTTCGCCGACGCTGCCCGACGTGCGGCGCATGCCGTCGCCGAGGCTGTCGCCTGCCCGCTGGCCGACCCGTTCCATGTCGGTGGGCAGGCTGCGCGCACCCCGGTTGGCTCCCTCGGCGACGCCTGCGCCAGCCGTCTGTCCTGCGCGGACGAACTGGCCTTGGGCGTTGCGGAGTCGGCCGTCGGCGCCTCGGGTGATGCCCTCGCCGAGCTGCTCCCCGGCCTGCTGTCCGGCGCGCTCGGCGTCCGCGCCCATCTGGTTGCCCGCGTGCTGCATCTGGCGCTCGGCATCGCGCAGGCCCTCGGCGACACCGGAGGCGTCGAGGGTGATCGTTCCGGCGAGTTCACCGACGTTGAGCGCCACGGCGCTACCTCCTTCGGGCTGGCTTGGGGTCAGGAGGTGCGAAGTGCCGTGCGATGCGGGAGTCCGCTGAGAGCAGGCCGTACAGGCGGATCAGGAACCAGCGCCACGACCGCTCGCGCATGACGCCGCAGGAGAGGTCGAGGCCGTACACCTCGTGCATGTCGGCCTCGACTAGCGGCCACTGTTCGAGCAGGGCCTCGCGGGTTACCTGCGGTGCGCCTTTCCGCCCCGTCCGTTGCGGCGTGAGCCCGCCTTCGTACCACTCGTAGAGCCCCGTGACCGGGTCGTATTCGCCGCAGCCGACGCCGAGGCGCCGTTGGTCTGCGATCGACGGGCCTGCCGGTTCGGGGCCAGGAGAGAAGGGTCGCCACCCGCAGCCCAGTAGGCGGCCGCGTTCTCACGGCTGGAGGTGATCCACACGACGGCGGTCATCGCGATGTGCCGGAAGCGGGTCCAGGCGACGTGGGTAATGATCTCGTCGTAGGCGTCGCCGAGGGCGAGCCGGAACAGGTCCTTCTCCTCGTCGTCGTTGAGGATCTCCTCGTCGGCGGGCGCACCTCCCAGAGCGAGGCGGGCGGCCATCGTGGTGACCTGGTCGATCCGCAGGCCGTCCTCTGCCGGAGGCGACGGAACCTTGAAGATGCGGGTCTGCCCGTCCTTGCAGCGCACCGGCAACTCCAGCCAGTCATCGAGGAAATCGCCGAGCGCCTCGAACTGTGCGGCCATCAGGGCGTGACCGCGAGCGGGTTGTCGATGGTCTCCAGCGGGCCGTCGCCGGTGAACGTGATCTCCACCTGTCCGAGGTCGGTGGTCTCGCCGCCGGACTCCGCCCACTCGGGGATGGCCTTGCCCTCGTACGCCTCCGGCAGGCCGTTGCGGTCCATGTACCGCAGGTGCACCAGGTTGGCGGAGCCGTAGGCGAAGTGCGCGAGGCGGATCGCCTCGTGGACGGGGTGGTACACCTTCGTCTGATCGTTGATCTTCCGGTTGATCGTGACGCTGACTTCCCAGCTCTGCCCGGTCTTGGTGTTGCCCGCCCAACCGTCCGAGTCGTAGTCGCTGCTGTCCTCGATGTTCGGCTCGGAGGCGGGCTGGAACTCGACGACGCCCGGGCACAGCTTCCAGTCCGGCGTCGCCGCCGTACCGACGTTGACCTCCAGGCGCCAACGCCGGGCGAGCGCAGTGACGTTCGTTTCCACAGGTGTGGACATAGGGGTGCTCCTATTCGTGCTGGTGGGGGCCCGGCCGAGAGGTCCGGAAGTAGTAGTTCGAGGTCAGTTCCATGCGGCCGTGCGCGTCCTGCCCGATCCACGCCTGCGACTGCCGCCACGACAGCGCCACGTGCACGCCGCCCGCGCTGTAGTGCTCGCGCATGTGCAGCACGCTGAACACCGCGTCGGCGAGGTCGGCGATCGCGTCCGGGTCCCGGCCCGCGCGCATGCGGATCTGCACGCCCGTGATCACGTCGGTGCCGCCGCCGTCCTCGACCGGGTAGTCGTTGATGCCGAGCGCCCGCTCCGGTGTGGCCGGCATGACGCCTCGGAAGATCCCGGTTTCCGGGTCGGCGATCACTGCGTCGGGCTGGTAGACGCCGACGCCGGCTTCGACGAGGAGGCCGGCGATGCCGCCGAGGAGGCTGCTCGTGTAGCTCACCGCAGGGCCCGCCTGATCTGCGCGGCGATGAGCGCGGCGACCTGCCCGCGGTTCTCGTTGAGCGGCTGTTCCAGGTACTTGGCCTGCCGTCCGGGCGCGTGCCGGTAGTCCATCTCCTCGTGCTGGCGGACGGCGTATGGAGTGTCATAAGAGACGGCGGCCGTGAGCGTCCCCTCGTCGACGGACGCCATACCGGACTGCTGGAGTGGGCTCTCATCGAGCGGGACGACGGCCTGTGACTCGGTGAGGACATGCTCGGCCGCGAGGTGGAGGCCGCGGGCGGCGGCCGCGCGGATGGCGTGCTCTGCCGGGGCCCCGTTGAAGTTCAGTCGGAAGCGTTGGGCCACGGCGGGCCTCCTTATTCGAGCTGGATTTCCACGTGGTCGGGGGTGCGCAGGCGCCCGCCCGCGCGGTCCTTGAGCTGGATGACCTTCGTGATGCGGCCGCCCGCCGTGGTGACGCGGGACAGTGGCGGCGCGTCCACGCCCGGCCGCGCGTAGGCGGTCGAGGAGGAGGTGACGGTGTCGCCGCCGGGTGAGCGGACGGCGCGGGTCTGCTCGTCGAGGAAGCACCGCACGCTCACGGGCGGCCCGTAGATGGGGCCCTTGGAGCCGTCGCCCTCGTACGGCTCCACGGTGATCGTGTGGACGAGGAGCCAGCCAGGAATCCGGGCCATCACCAACCCCCGGTGACGACGCCCATGCGGAACTTGTCCACGGGCAGTACGGCGAGCGCGCGCACCAGGCGGGGCGCGTAGTACGACGGGCTGGACCGGTTGTCGCCTGCGCCGAACTGCAAGTTGAGGCTGCCGAGGGTGACGCCCTGGAGCGGGCCGGAGATGTCGGTCTCCTCGCCGACCTCGCCCCAGAACTGCACCTGCGCGCACACGGCTTCGGCGAACGCCGCAGCGACCTCCGTGTCGGACGGCATGCCGTCGTCACCCGTGTCGTAGAACGCCGCGAGCAGGAAGTCCGACTCCAGGAGCCGCGACGCCTGCGCCAAGAGCCGGTCCGCGCCAGCGGGCGGATCCGTGCCGAGGTACTCGACGAGCTGCGCAACCGTCGCGTACACACGCTGACCGAACACGGGTCACCCCCAAATCGCTGGCGAACGAGTCAGATTCACGCGCCGTAGCGCTCGACGAGCTCGTCCTTCGTGAGCATGTCCAGCTCGTCGTTCTCGTCGGCGTCCTTCACCCGGCCTCGCGCGTACGCCAGCCACGCCGACTTCGGCGCCGACTTGGCCGGCCGACCGTCCTGCTCGTCGGCCGGACCGCCCGTCTCCGGTGCGGCCTCGGCGCCGAGACGCTCCCAGTTCGGGAGCATCTCCAACCGCGCGTCCGGGTGCTCGTACTCGACCACGTCACCGTTGTTGGTGTTGCGGTAGCGGAACATCGCGGCCATCACGCCTCGCTGCCATACCGCTCGATGAGCTGCTCCTTCGTGAGGCCGTCGATCGCGGCCTCCTCGTCGGAGTCGGCGGCCACGCTGCGGGCGTAGGCGACCCACTCATCCTTCGAGGCACTGCGAGCCGGACGCTCCGAAGGCGGGGCAGGCGGCTCAGTCGGCGTCTGCGGCTCCTGCGCCTTGGCCTTCGGCGCCTTCTTGGACTCCTGGACAGCGACGTCGTAGCCCTTGCGCCGGAAGTACGCCAGCGCGCGGGCGTGCGTGTCCTCGTCGACGACGGCGTGGCCCTTGGAGAAGACCACGCCTGCCACGTCGCCGCTGAATCCCTTTGCGGGAGCCGTCACGTCGTAGCGCATCAGAGAGCCGCCCCTGCCACTCGGACGTTGCGGAGCACGCCGCACGCCTTCGTGTTGCGGAGGACCGCGGCGACCGGGCCCATCTCGATCTCGCCCTTCTTGACCGCGCCCGCGACGGAGAAGTCCGGCATCCACGTCTGGAGCAGCGGCTGCCCGGCCGGGGAGGCGCCGTGCAGCGCGTCCAGGCCGAAGGAGACGGCGTACAGGTCGGTCAGGTTCGAGATACTTCCGCCGGAGCCGCCTGCGTCCGTGTCGCGGGACTCGATCGGGACGACCGGGGCCGCGCCCGTGGCGTTGTCGCCGAGGTCGACCAGGGTCCACGGACCGTACTGCTCGACCTGGCGGCCGAGGTCGTCCTTGCTCGCGGTGTACATGCCCGCCCACCGGGCGAGCGCACGCACGCGGGTGATGGACGTGGTGTTACCGAGGATCGCCTTGACGCCGGGCGGGAGCGCTCCCGGGGCGCCGGAGTCGCCGCCGCCGGTGTGCGAGGGCTGGATGCGCGACAGGAACCCGTCGAGGTGGTCAAGCGCAGCCATGGCGAGGGACTGGGTGTTGATGGTTCCTGGCGTCCAGTCGAGGTAGCCGGTGTCGATGCCCTCGCTGAGCGGCACGTACTCGGTGGACTGCCCGGTCAGGATCTTGTCGAGGCCGTCGAAGCCGTTGGCGTCGACAGCCGTGTCGCCGTTGATGATCTCCGACTGGAAGGTGGAACGCACGCTGGTGAGGAGCTGCTGCATCTGGAACGAGACTTCGTTGGTCGCCGAGGCGCCGAGGTTCGCCAGAACGCGGTCGACCTCGAAGGCGCCGCCGAGCGGCTTGAGGTCGACGGTCTTGCGCTCGCGCTCCGCAACGCCGGCCGTGTACTCGGCGTTGACCGCACGGAACGAGGCGCCGCGCGCGGTCTTCAGCCGGGTGTAGCCGTAGGTGAGCGTGGCTCCGCCGGTGCCGGGGGTGACGGTGTCGTCGAACACCATCTGGTCGAACAGCCACGAGTAGCGGCGCAGGTTGTCGATGACGGCGTAGTCGACGTCGGCCTGGGTGTTGATCTGCGCCTGAGCAAGCGTCACGGGCATGAGGATCCTCCGGGATCAGGTCTGGTAGTGGGTCGCGATCGCTCCTGAGAGCGAGCCGCTGCGCTTCTTCGCGGCGCCCTCTTGGGTGCCGCCCGACAGGTCCCCGCCGGACTTTCCGGCAGGCTGCATGGCGAAGGCCGGGTTGTCCTTGACGGCCGCCTTGATCGCGTCGTCGAGGTTGGCGCCGAACGTCTTGGCGTCGGGGTCGAGGTCGGCGATCTTCGCGCGGAAGGAGACGGAGTCCAGTAGCGAGTGCGCCTTGGCGCCGTGCTTCTCCGCTCGGTCGCGGATGGCGTCGCGGATGGTGAGTTCGCGAAGCTGCGAGTCGCGCTTCTCGATCTCGGCCTGCGCCTCTTGAGCGGCGGCCGTGCGGCCTGCCTTCTCTGCGGCGGCGACGGCCTTCTCCTGCTCCGTCATGTTCGCGGCCTTGAGCTTCTCCAGCTCCTCGCGTGCCTTGGTGCCCGCTTCGGCTTCCTTGGCGTGGGCCTTGGCGCGCTTCTCCCACTCGCGGGCGTGGGCTTTCCAGTCCTTCTCGCCGGACTGCGATCCGGATTCTCCGGATTCCTGTCCGGACGACTGTCCGCCCTGCTCGGAGTCTTGCCCGTTGGCCGACTCGGCGCCTTGCCCGGACTCGCCGGATTCATTGGATCCGGACTCGCCGGACTCGGATCCGCCTTCGCCCTCGCCGTTGCCACCTGCGATGGCGTAGATCGGCGCACCGTTGCGGCGGTAGCCGAGCACGTCCAGAGCGGAGTGGGTCGCCAGCGGGTGCCGGAAGCCCCGCCGTGTGAAAGGGACCTGCATGGTGTTCTTCTCCCGTTTCGGGTTGCCCGGGCGCCGTGCGGCGGCCGGAAGTCTGTGAGGTCGCGCAGCAGCGCGCGACGGTAAGGCGCGTGCCGTGCCAAGGTCCGCCGCATGACAAAGCGAGAGATCCACTACGGCGCCCGAACCGGCGCGAGCTGCCCTGCCTGCGGAGGGCCAGTACAGGAGCGGGCCATGGTGCTTCCGAACGGACAGGGGCCCCAAGTGCTGCGTCCCATCGAGGACGGGTGCGCTGCATGCGACAAGCCGGGTGGTCAGCGTGGTGCGGTGAGTTGCTCACGGTGACGCTTGCGAGGCAGGCCCGACTCGTCTACCAACTCACGGATGCGGCCCTGGTAGGCGCGCACGTTCGCGTTGGCCGTCTTCCGACGGTCGTCATCCACGGCCGCCGCGGCCTTGCGCTTCCACGCCCGCACCTGCCGCTCCAAGTACCGTTGCTGCTGCGACTGCTCGTACGTCGCCCGCGACCGCGCCTTCTTCGGGCCTGGCGACCGAGTCACCCCGGGCAAGTACGCGCCGATCGTGTGCCGGCAGTTCGGGTGCATCAGCCCGGCCGCACGCGCCTCCGGCAATGACCCGGCCACGTCCACCGTCACCATCTCGTCGTCCTCGATGGCGTGCTCGACCTCGACGGTGCCCGCACCGGATGCGCCGTCGCGTCGCAGGATCTTGCCCTCCCACGGCTTACAGCGCGGGCACTCCTCCGGAGCGTCCGAGACGATGACCAGCTCGACGCCGGCGGCGCCGAGTCGGTCCGTGTGCGCCTGTACGGCCGCCCGGCCGAGCGCGGAGCGGGACGCCATCTCCACGTAGGAGGTGAGGTTCCAGGCACGCCCCCGGTTGTCGACGAAGCCAGTGATCCCGCGGTCCGCGAACTTGGTCAGAGCGCGTTGTGCGGCCTGGCGGCGGGTCTGCGTGCCGAGCAGCGGGCCCGCGGTGGCCTCGGCGATGACCTGGCGGTAGGCGTCCATCGTGGCACGCAGCACCCGCAGGTGCGTCGGCTGCGTCTCCCCGATCAGTGCCGCCGCGAGCCGGTCAATGACGTGCGCCCCGGCGGGAATCTCGGCGACCGCGGGGGCCAACGCGCCGAGTTCGACCACAGCCGCATGAGCGCCGCGGTTGTACGCCTCGGCCACGGCCTGCTGGACGGCGGTCGCGGCGCTGGCTTGCAACGCGACAATAACGTCCTCGATGGCCGTTTGCAGGTGACCCACGGCGGCCAGCTTCAAGTCCGCCCACAGCGGGCTGTCGAGTCCCTCAGCGAGCGCCTGCGTGATCTTCTCGATCAGCGACAGTTCGGCCTGTTCGTACAGGGTGCTGATCGCGGTGGCGAGATCTTCGGCGGTGGCCGGGCTGACGGGCATGGCACACCCCCGCTGCTACTCCTCGACGACGCCCTGCCCCGGCTCGCCGTCGTCCGCAGGAGGTTCGCTACCGAAGTCGGGCCGGTCGGCACCCAGGCGAGTCGGGTCTTCGACGAGGCGCCCGGCTTCCCGCATGATCCGGTCCGTCTCCGCCTTCTGGTCGTGCTCGTCCCAATCCGGATGTAGCAAGGCGACCTTGACCTGTGTCGACGCGGCCTCGGCCTGCGCCCACAGGGCCGCGGTCTCAGCCAGCGTCTTCACGTCGTCCTGTACCGAGTCCTGGAACTGGACGTCCGGACGCACTACCTCGACGGAGGGCGCGCTGGGGAACATGTCCGAGGCGAGCAGCATCAGCCACGACTCGGTGATGTCCGCGAGCTCCGGGGAGGAGAGTTCCGCCTTCCTGGCGCGGGTGCTCATCGAGCGGGCGTTGCGCGCCTTGATCTCCGTCGCCGTCACCGCTGCGCCGGCCGAGTCGTCGCCGAAGGTCCCCGAGCTGTACCCGGCGTTGTGGATGACCTTGTTGGTCAACTCTGCTGCCGTGGCCCGGTGTTCCTCGTGGCGGATGACGAACTGGTTCAAGGTGATGGCGTGGTCGGACGTCGGCGGCACGTTCATCGGGGCGTAGACCTCGCGGTCCTCCCACACCGCGCCGGAGCCCGGGCCTGCGTTGAGGAGATAGCCGGAGGGCACGATGATGCGCGACTTCGCGAGACGGATGTCGCGCATCCAGCTCGTGTACGTCTCGTCGATCGCCGACAGGAACGTCTCCGCGCCCTGGAAGTCCGACGTGCCGAGGCCGGCGGCGCCGGGAAGGTCCTCCCAGTCGGGGGCGTCCATGGTGTTCGGGACGTACGCGACGAGGAGCTTCTTCTCCATGCCCGGCGGTAGCTTCCGCACGGGCAGGAGGTCCCGGGTCGCGGGGAAGTCGGTGAGCTGGCGGGGCTTGCCGAGGTTGTCGACGGTGCCTTCGTACACGCCGTGCAGGACGTACCCAGGCTCGTGGCGCTCCAGGTGACGTACGACGTTCTGCCCGTCGGCCTCCAGTACGGTCCAGAAGGTGACGGCGCGCAGCTTCTCCCCGTGCGCGAACTCGGGTGCGGCGCAGTCGCCGCGGACGCGCCCGATCCACGGGAGCGGGCTGATGTCGGTGTCCCACACGATGCGCAGGTAGGAGCCGCCGAGCCCGGAGCCGGTCTCGCCCGCGGCGATGAGGGTGCGCTTCAGGCCGGTGGCGAGGAGCGTTTCGAGGACGCCTTGCGTTGCAGTGTGGTCGACCTTCAGGGCGGGCGGCTCGGAGTACAGGAGATCGGCCGACGTGCGGGCGATGTCCCGGGCGAGCGGCATGTGGAGGTTGGCGCGCTTCTCGCCGAGCGGGGTGGGCTCGCCCCAGAACCAGCGGGACATGCGACCAACGACGCCGCCGCGGTACTGGCTCGGCCGGTTCTCGGCCGGGCCGAAACGCCCGTTGTCGCGGTGCCGGTTGCGGTAGCGGTACGAGAGCCGGTCGGGATTGGCGGACAGCCACGCGGACCAGTCGGCCATGTCGGCCTGGATCGCGGGGTGGATCGGCGGCCACGCGATGCCCTTGTCAGGAAGCGGCATCATCCACCTCCCTCGCTGCGGTTTCCATGGCGTCCGCGGTCTCCCGCAGGGCTGCGACGACGTCGAACGCGGTGAGGGTGAACGTCCCATCGGCGCTGGCTTCAAGCTCGATCTGCCCGATCTCCGTGGCCGAGCCGGTGCCGAGGGTGAGGTACACGGGGATGCTCGCCATCGCGGTCATCAGGCAGCCACCTCCAAAGGTGTGGTGGGCAGCAGGTGCCGCCATTCGCTGATCGAGCTGTGCAGCCCGTACCGCAGGCCATCCACGCTGTGGTCGTCGACCTTCAGCGGCTTGTCCTCGCCCTTCTCGGACGCCTTCGAGTCCCACACGTATCCCGGGAGCTCCTGCAACAGGCCCGTGCACGAGCGGTGGACCGACAGGAGATCCGCGCCGAACGCCGAACCGACGCTGCGGATCCCGTCCTTCACATCGTTGTCGGCCTTCGCCACCCCGGGCATGCCGTCCGACCACAGCTGCGTCATGAACGAGGCCGCCGACGGGTCCACGAACACCCACGACGGGGACACCCCCTTCGTGCCCCGGTGCTCGTACGTCGCCAACCAGCGCCGCAGGCCCTCGCTGTACTGCGCATCCGTCAACTGCCGCTGTGCCACCCGCGAGTCGTGCCGGTACTCGGAGGCCACGTACATGCGCTCGTCGGTGCCGATCCCGATCAGCAGCGCAGCGAACGGGTTGACCGTGCCGTAGTCCAGGCCCACACACATCCACCGCGAGACCTCCGGGACGATGTCGACGACGTGCCGCGCCTCGTCGAAGCTGTCGAAGATCACGCCCTCGGCGAGGCACCAGTCGCCGAGGATGTACCGCTTGTAGAACAGGCCCTGGTGCGAGCGCCGCAGTGACGCCACATAGTCGGCCGGCAGCGACGGGTTGTCGTCCAGGGTGAACGAGAACCGGTGCAGATCCAGCGCCTTCGGGTCCTGCGTCTCCACCAGCGTTCCGTCACGGCGCAGATGCAGGCGGGCCCGGTCGAGGTACTGCTTCTTCAGCCAGTGGTTGGGGCCCTCGGGGTTGGTCGTGCCGAACCACTGCGCGCCCGCGACGCTGAGCCGGGTCTCCAGCATCCGGAAGAAGTTCTCCGGATAGGTCGTCACCTCGTCGCAGTACGCGCCTGCGAGGGTGAGGCCCTTGATCTTGTCGACGGCCTTCTCGTCGTTCGCGCCGGCCACGTAGATGGTGCGGCCGAAGATGACGACCTCGCCCGCGCCCGCGCGGTACACGCAGCGCTTCTTGCCGACCATCTGCTCGATGACGTCGATGATGTTCCGCTTCAGCGTCCGCTCGGTCTTCCCGATCATTGCGAGGGCGCCTGGTGGGCCGGTGCGGATGTACCGCAGCCACACCATGATCGAGCCGATGGTCTTGCCCGAGCGGACTGCGCCCTCCCACAGGTTCCCGCGTGCGGCCGCAAGGCTCGTCGCGCGCAAGGACTTGCCGGTCAGGGGCTTGAACATTGCCGCCCCCTACTCGCCGCCGATCATTCCCCTCAGCCACTGGTCGACCGCGGCCAGGCCCTCGGCGTCCTCGCGCTCCGGCGGGACGAGCTTCAGGGACTTCTCGATCGCGACGTTCGCCGCGGCCATCAGGTTGCGTTTGTCGGCGGCCGGGGGCTCGTTGACGTCCCGTTCCCGGTAGACGTTGTCCTTGCCGCCGAAGCTGTAGACGGTGGCCGGCGACCACATGAGTTCGGTGAGGCGCTCGGCGTCGCCCTGGAGCGCCTCGGCCAGGACGGCGCGGCGCTCGGCGAGTTGGGCGATGCGGTGCCGGGTGGCTTCCTCGGTCACGGTGATGTCGAACGTGAGGCCCTCCTCGGCGCAGATGAGGGACACCGTGCGCTGCGAGCGTCGGGTGATCCGGGCGATCTCGTTGCGGCCGTGGCCTTCGCCATGGAGCCGGATGATCTCGGCGCGATCCTCGGCGGTGACGAGGCCGCCCTTGCTGACCTTCGGTGGTGGCATGGGGTCACCTCCTCGGGACGTGCGGGAGCCCGGCCGCGGGAACGGGACGGCCGGGCTCGTCAGTGGGGTTGGTCAGGCTTTCCAGCCGGCGTCGAGGCAGGACTGCGCGAAGGTGTCCGCGGCGATCTGCCATGACCCGTCGGAGCCGCCCGCGCCGCGGGCGAGCACCTTGCCGTTGTCGGCGATGTTCTTGGTGTACGACTTCGGCGCCCACTTGTTGACCTTGTGGGCGAGGTCGAGGCGGGCCTGTGTGGTGTCCGCGCTCTGGTAGTCCTTGGCGAAGTCGTCGCAGGCGAACTTGGCGGCGTCGTCGAGCTTGTTCGGGTTGGCCTTCTCGGTGGTGCTTGCCTTCGGTTTGTCGGTGGCGCTTGCCTTGGGCTTGGCGTCGCCGTTGTCGGCGGACGAGCAGGCGGTGAGTGCGAGGGCCGCGGCGACGAGTAGGCCGGCGGCGGTTGTGCGGCGGTTCATGGTCCCCCCAGGACGGGTGTGCTGAGGGGCCATCATCGCGGCGTGTGGTGTAAGTGGGAATGCCCGTTGCGGACCTTTTGTGGGTTCGTCTGTTTCCGGGCATGCCAAATCTGCGGCCCAGTGTGCACGATCGCAGCCAGTAATTCAACGTGCGATGAATTGCTGTTGTTTCGGGTGGGTCACGGTTGGGTCGGCGGCACTTCTCTCGGCGGCCTCAGCCCGAGAATCCCTCCATGGATGCGGGAGATCTTGCGACGTGGGTTGGCTCCGGGTTCGCCGCTGTGGCTGCTGGCGCCACCTTGCTGACCTTGAAGAGCCAGCGCGATCAGATTAGGGAGCAACGCGGGTTCATCACCAAACAGAGCGACTTGATCACTGAGCAGGCCGCGAACCTGCTCCTTGAACGTGAAGAGCTTCGCGCAGCACTGGCCGACAGGCGAAGCAGTCAAGCGGAGATGGTCTCCATGGAGGTTGTGGAGTCTGTCGGGACGACGGCCCCGGCAGATAACAACGGCGACCCCATCAACAACATCTTTGTCGTGCGAATGCACAACGAAAGTGCTGAACCGCTGCACGATGTCACGGCGCACTTTGGCGGCGAACCGGCCGCCGGCGGCGTCCGTCTGACACTCGTGAGCACACCGTTCCGAGACGACCGGTGGTTGCCCGCGGGGGCGCCAACGGGCTCCATGGCAGCAGTGGTGGGTGGCGGAGCGCGCTGGCGTTTCTGGTCTGAACTCGATGCCATCGCGCGAGGCGGCCGCCCACACCTGCTCTTCACCGACAACAATGGAGTGCGATGGCAGTTGGACGAACACGGTGACTTGCGGGAGATGCGATAGTCGCTGAAAGCGATGAGGCCCCGCCACGACAGGGGACGTGACGGGGCCAACTGCCGGGCGCTACCCGGCTCGAGGTCCCAGTGTGGCAGTGCCGCTACGGCCGCGTGGCGTTCTCGCGCATCACGGTGTTCGACTTCTCCGTGTACTCGCTGTTCTGCTCCGCGGTCCACTCGGCCGGGTTGTCCGGCAGCTCGGCGACGGTCTCCGCGAGTGCCTTCTCCGAGGGGGTGCTACGTCCGAATGCCATGATGACGCTCCTGTCTCGTGTGATCGGGATGGGTGAACCGGGGCGGCCGATCTGCATGGCGGTAGGGCGGCCGCCCCGGGGTAGATGACCGGGTAGATAGCCCGGTAGATGGCGGTAGATGAGCCGGTAGACCCGCAGGTCAGACGGCGGTAGACGGCGCGGTAGACGTCTCCTCGGCGGCGTCCGGGGAAGGGGCCAGATCCACGCGGCGGACGCCCCTCGTCGGGCCCCTCCCGCCGGCCTTCACCTTGGGGTGCACGGGGATGCCCAGAGCCTCGAACTGCGCGCGCACATCGGACACCTGCCAGGAGGCCGTGAGGGGCGCGGTATCGGGGCGCTTCTGGAGGTGGTCCAGGACCGTGGAGAGATGCACCGCGGAGTCGCTCCCCATGAGGTCGAGGAGAAGGGCGCGCGTCGTCTCCCCAGGGGGCAGCGCCGAGGAGGCTTCGGCGGCTGGCTGTTCGGGGGTTCGGCCGGCCTTCCAGGCGGCCCGGCACCACAGGGCGGCGAGGAGGCCGAGGAGCCAGGGCAGCGCGCGGATGATGCCGTACGCGACGTAGGCGACCAGGCCGACGAGGAGGAGCCGCACGAGAGGGCCGAGCGCGGCCCGCCAGCCGGTGAGGTCGGCGCGGCGGCCCGCGCGGATCCACGCCGTGATCCCCACGGTGCGACGCTGGAGGACCAGGGCGCTGCCGCGGGCGAGGCGGTCTGCGGCGTGGGCGCGCATGGTACGCGTGAGGAGGTGCTTCACAGCAGGCCCGCCCCCTCGACGCTGCTACGGAGGATGGTGCCCGCCTGGTTGATCAGGCCGGGCAGCCAGTTCAGCAGCGAGGCAACGCCCGCGGTGAGGCACAGGCAGACGCCGCAGAAGATCCCGCCGACCATGCGCTTGCGCTCGTCCTTGCCCGCGGCTCGGAACGCGAAGATCGTTGCGCAGGTGATCAGGAAGACGATCACGGCACCCTCGGGGGTGAGCTGACCGAGGCTCCCGTTCGTGATCGCGGCGTCGGACGTCTTGCCAGTGGCGGCCTGAACGCCCTTGCTGCCGCCCGTGTTCGCGATGCTCGCGGAGCATCCGGCAAGCCAGCCGAGGACTCCACCCGCGCACATCGTCGACACGGCGCCGAGCAGCGAGCCGAGCCCGAACGACTTGAGCTTGGCGGGGTCGCGGTCGCCCTTCCACCAGGGGCGCAGGTTCGCCCACAGGACGACGAGGACTGCGGCGACGCCCGCGAGCGTGAGGCCGGTGCTGCCGGTCATCGGTGGACTCCTGTGACGAAGGTGATCGGATCGAACCAATCGAGGACGCCGAGGGACCCGATCACGGAGGTGACCAGGGCGAGGCGCAGCAGCCAGCGACGTCGCTTGAGGTCGAGCAGGTACGTGGCGGCGACGGCGAGGGCGGCGGCGGTGTAGGCGCCCCCGATCGTGTCGTCGCGCATCTCGTGCAGCACGCGTGCCCAACCGGTGGCCAGGGACCAGCCGTTGAAGAGAGGCAGGACGCTCACGGCGCCGGCGGTGAAGGTGCCCCAAGGGCGGAGCCACTGCCACAGCCACGACCAGTCGCGACGCTCACGGGGCGCGGCGTCGGGCTTGGCGGGCTTGGCTCTGCGCGGGGTGCGCTCGGGACGGGGCGTGGGCTGGTCGGTGTTGCCGTCGAGGATGTCGTCGAGCCAGTCACGGGCGCGCGGCTCGAACCCTGCGGGCAGGTGCGCCGGAGTGGCCGGGAGCATCTGCTCGTCGGCGTCGGGCCCTACGCCTGCTCTGCGGAGGAGGTAGCGGATCCGCTTTTCATCGGGTCCGGGTCGGGTGTCGGTCATGGGGTGGGCCTCTCGGCGAGGGCGTCGCGTACCTGCTCGGCGCGCGGCTGGCCAATGCGGAGTGCGGTCTTGAGCGCGCGGATAGAGGCGGGCTGTCCGCGGTGGGTGCGCCTGTACTCGGCGTCGACCTTGCGGGCGCGGTCGAGGAGTTCGGCGGGTACGTCTCCGTCGGGTACGTGGGCGTGTACCTGGTCGCGGGTACGGTCCGCGGCGAGTACGGGTACGGGTGCGGCCATCGGGTTCGGGATGGCGTCGGTGAGCGCGAGGTCGAGGAGGAGGCCCTGCTCGTGCACGGCTTCGGGCTCGGGCAGTTCGGGAAGTACGGGCGCGGGGTGTACCTCGGGGTGTACCTGTGCAGGTGGGAACCCTGCTCGGGTCGCGATGCGTACTTGCGTCTCGGAGACGGGTACGCCGTACTCGCCGCACAGGGCGGCGATCTCGGCCGCGGTCTTCAGCGGGTGCGCGGCCCGTACTTGGGTGACGACCTCGAACGGGTCGAGGCGCCGGAGTTCGGCGCCGGCCACGCCGAGCGGGGTAGGCGGGTGCGGCTCGTCGAGTACGGGCGTACTCGCCCACGGAGACACCAGAGGTACGGTCCGCAGCTCCGCCGAGGTACGGCGGGCGGCGAGTTCGAGGAGGAGCCGGTGACGCTGCGCCCCGTCGATCCCGACGCAGGCGCGGGCGACCGCGGCAGCGAGTCGGGCCCGTCCCCACGCACGGAGGTGGCGCCGGGACGCGAGGCGTACGGCGCGCGCGGTGGCCCGGTCGCGGCTGATCTGCTCGGCGGTGCGGTCGCGGGTGGCGAGGCCGAGGCGGGACAGCATCCGCTCGCGCAGCTCGCGGCCGATGACAGGGAGCAGCCCGGAGGACAGGGCGGCCGGGCGGGCGACGCGGATCTCCAGGCCCATAGCGAGGTGCCAGAGCATGCCGGCCATGACGGGGCCGATGACGGCGCGGACGGTGCCGCCGACGATCCCGGACTCGGCGTAGCAGGGGATGACGAGCACTGCGGTGATGAGCCACATGAGGACGCCGGGCACACCGCCCGTGCCCGCCTTGGCGTCGGTGGTCGTCGCGGCCTTGTGGGCGCGCGCCATGATCCCGCAGGCGAGGAGGGCGAGCTCGGCCGCGGCGAACATCGCGGCCCGCTCGGTAGCGTCCGCCATGTCGAGCCAGTTCTCGGCGAACCGCCAGGACGTGTCACCGGAGTACGCGGTGCAGACGAGGGCCCCGGCCGCGGCGACGAGGACCGCGGCGGGCGGGAACCTGAACGCACGGATCGCGTCCGCCGCATGCCACAGGGCCACGGCAAGGAAGGTGGCGACGACAGCCGCGAACACTGCGGTGATGGCGGCCGGCCAAGGGTTGGCGACCGCCCACTCGGTGAGCTGGTCTGCGTTCACGGAGCTACTCCAGGAAGCGAGAGGGTGGCCGGGCCCGGCGGGGGAAGGCCGGGCCCGGCCGGTCAGTGGACAAGGCCGAGGAACGCCCGGGCGCTGTCCCTCACGTGATGACCGCGCCGATCACGGCGGCCACGGCGAGGACGCAGAGCAGGAACATGGCCCCGCATCCGGCCTGCGGCTGGTTGTCGTAGTTCGCGCGGTCCTGGAGCTCGCGCTGGCTGCGGCCTTGGCCGGACTGGTCGGGACGGTTCCAGGTGCCGCCGAAGGTGTCCGGCATCAGGTGGCCGCCTGCTCGTTGCCGTGGGCGATGGCCTCGGCGAGCTGGTCGCGGGCGGCGGCCTGCTGCACGGCGGACTGTGCCTTGGCGTAGTCGGCGGCGGCCTGCTTCTGGAGTGCGGCGACCCGCTCGGCCTCGGTGGGCTCGCTGCTCATCACAGGTTCTCCGCGCTCTGCCGCAGACGGGCGGCGTACGCGCTCGCGGGCTCGCCGACGGCGGGCTTCGGCGCGAGGTCGCGGAGCAGGACCCGGACCGCGGAGTCGTCAGCGAACAGGTTGATCTCCCGGTACAGCTGGAGCGTCGCGAACGGCCGGTGCGCAGGGAGGTCGTCGAGGCGGCGGGCCAGCAGCAGGAGCAGCCCGTAAGCGTGGGCGACGGGGAACGAGACGGCGCCGAACACGTAGACGGTCGCGTGGTCGCCGTCGCCGATTCGGACCGCGCGGTACGGGGCGCCCGCGGGGGTGGTGAGCTGCTCGTCGAGGGTGAGGGTTCCCATGCCGGCCGCGTAGACGAGCGTCTCCTCGGTGCGGGTGGGGGTGGTGTAGCCCTCCAGGACGCCGTCGAAGGCGTCGTAGATCTCGACGAGGTGGATGCCGGGAGGGGCTTCGCGGGCTGGTTCGATCTGGGTACGCTCCATGGCGGACCTGCTCTTTCGTCGCAGTCAGAGAGGGTCCACCCCTCGGCCCGGCGCTCCAACGCCACATGGGTCGAGGGGTTTTCCCGTTACCGAGTACGACCGTAGCGACTTCCTAGCCATATGGCTAGGAAGTCAGGAAAGATGGTGCCCATGGCCGAGCCCGAAGGAGGGCCAGACATGGTGTCGTTCCGTGAAGTGGCGCGGCGAGTGGTTGCCGAGGGGATCGAGGACTCCCTCAGTCACCAGCGGGTTTCTCAACTGTCGCGCGAGGACCCGGACTTCCCGCCCGTCGTTCCTGTGGGGCGGTCCAAGGCGGTGGACTGGAGGCTTGCGGCCCCGTACTTCCGCGAGCGGCAGAAGCGGCAGGGGAAGCGGACCGACCTGGTGGACCCGGAGGCGTAGCTGCGCACGGGCGGGGGCTTCGCCGTACTCGGGGTAACGATATTGGGCGGCCGCACGCAGAAATGATCAGTGCTCCCCGGTCGTCGGCGGCCGGGGAGCACACCCCTGCATCCGTTAGGGCCACTGCGGGAGAAATGCTTGTGGGCGCCCCTCGCACCTAGACCCCGTGTGAGGGGCGTTCGCGTCGCCGCGCCCCGTCGTGCGCTCTGGCTTAAGATCCGCTCGTGGCAATCGAACTTCCGGATGACCTGATCAAGTTGCAGCGCGCGGCCGACGACGAGGGCAAGAAGCTGGAGCACCTCGACGGCGACGAGCTCACGGCACAGCGCGAGCTCTGGTTCGACAGGGTGGCCGAGGCTCAGGCCGCGGTCACCGCGTACGCCAAGGACAACGACCTCAGCCGGTTCGACGTCGAGAAGCAGCTCCGGCAGATCACCCGGCACCCTCCGAAGCCGGAGGAGTAGGCCCTCGCGGCTAGGCCGGGCATGACGTTTGAACTCGCTCTCAAGGGCCAAAGTCCCTTCTCGCGCAGAGGTGTACGTCGCATCCTTGATTCCTGTGACTGGCGGCCGGTGCTCATGATCCCGGATGCCTGCACCGGCCACCGACGAAGCGCGCTACGCAAGTCCGTCTGAGCACTCCCGCTCGTCCTGGTGGCATCCCCATGTGGCCCAGGATGAAGCGTGAAGGAGCACCTCCATGACGGTCGACCAACGTGAGCAGGGCCCGCCTCCGCCTGAGGGGGCCGACCCTGGCGCCTTCCCGCCCCCACTGTCGTACTCCCCGGATGTGTCACCGACGGGAGCCGCCAAGTGGCGGAAGAGAATGGGCGGCGCGAGACTCTCCAAGCTCAGCCGCAAGACGCGCGTTCTGCTGGTTGCCTGCCTGTGTATCGCCGTGGCCGGCACCACCACAGCATTGGTCATGCCGCACGGCACGATGCACATAAACGGTTCGGCGATGCTGAACGCGGTTCCGCCTGTCCTGGACAGCTCGTGCGATACATCCGGATCCAGCATGTATTCGGATGTTCACGTGGGCTCTGAGGTCGTCGTCAAGGACGGCTCCGGCGACCAAATCGCCACAGGCACTGTCGGTAGTTCAAGACTCTTCGGCGAGCCGCACGGCGCCTACTACGACGAATCTCTGGGAAATGTGGCGGCGGTCGACACGTACGGCTGCTCCTTCGCGTTCGAGGTGGACGTCCCTAAGGGGCACGATGAGTACACGTTCGAAGTAGGCGGTCACACCAGCAAGTTCGATGACGGTACGTCTATAACCGAGGGCGACCTTGAGGGATTCGATGGGGTGGGTCCGGGTATCGGCCCCGCGTTCGGCTTGGCGCTGTACTGACCAGTCGGGCAGGGGTTGCGCTGCACCGCCGCACAGTTCTCAGCACGTCACCAGTCGCCTGCGGGCTCCGCAGGGGCTGGCCACTCGCGGAGCGGCCACTCCCGGCCGTCGTCCCACTCGGTGAGGAGTAGCCGCGTACTGGCGTGCTCCTCGCGCTGCGCCTGGAGCCCGTCGAACTTCCGGTCGGCCGTGTCCGGGTCGTCCCACCAGCCGTCGAGGATCCGCGCGCCGTCGCAGTCGAAGGCGACGTGATAGCGGCCGGGCGGGGTGTAGGTCACAGGTCGCCGCCACAGTGCGGGCACATGCGCCGGCGTCTCCAGCCGCGCGTGCGGATGTCGATGCCGCGCTCGCGCATCTTCTTGAGCTGGAGGCTGATCGTCGAGGGGGTGACGCCGACGGCGTCGGCCAGTTCGCGCACGCTCGGCTCGCCGTCGAGCTTGAGAAGCAGCTCGCGGTGCGCGCGCTCGATGCTGGCCTGTCGCATGTCGGCGGGTAGTGAGGTGGTGGTGCGGGACATGGTCACCCCGGAGTCTTGGCGATCACTTCCCTTTAACTAGAGCACGTGTTCGATTTATTCGGCAACGAGGCGCGCGAGCTGCGGACCGAGCCGGGCCGTCGCACCCTGGAGGCATGGTGAGCGTCCCGATAGTCGTGCACCCGCCGCTCGGCACGGGCGGCCGGCGCGTCGTTGCGCGCGGGCAGATCCTCGGCCTCGCGCACAGCGACGCGGACGTGATCGAGTTCCTGCGTCGGGCCGGGCTGGAGGATGCGGAACGGCTGCTCGACGATCCGTCGTGGGTGAAGTGGCGGGGCGGGCGCGCGCATCACTACGAGGCGGCATAGCGCAGGCAGCCACTCAAAGGTGACTTCCTCCTCGCCTGGGCGCTTCGCAGCTCCTCGATGCCGTGGTTGGTGAAGTACACGCCGTCTGCCAGCGGGGTTCGTGCTGGCCACTGCCTTTGCCTGCCGCGCAGCCCCTCGAAGCGCTCCTCCAAGAGGCGGATGACCTCGTTTGGTCTGCGCTGTTTCCCTGGCGGCGTAGCGGTCGGCGCCGTGCGCATCCATCTGGCCAGCGGGAGGGTATGAGGTTCCCGTGCAGTGCTGGTCCGGGGGGTCGCTGAATCGCACCAGGCAATCCGCTGTCCGATCTCTACGACGACCCTGACCAGCCACTACACGGCCTCGCCAGGCGCCCCTAACAAGCGGGTAGGGAACGCTCTACAGTCCAATGAACGAGAAGGAGGGAAGCCCGACCCCGGCCAAGGTTCCTAGGCCATGCCGAGGTGGGCTTCCCAAGCGCAGTCCAGTCCCTCCGCCAGGAAGAACACGAGAGCTGCATATGAAGAGTATCGAGATTGCCGAATCAAGGCTCGGACGCGTGGGCGCATTCGTGCGCCGCTACCGAGACGACGCTGTTGGGGGCCTGGTGAAAGGCGCCTGCACTGCTGCGGGTGGCGCTGTCGTCACCGGCCTGATCGTGTGGTGGCAGACGCGATAGGCGCCGGCTCGACGGGCGTTGTGGACGCCGTCACTCGCGAGACGGCACCCTCGCCGCGAGGTTCCCGAGCAGGTAGCGCGCGAGCTCGACGTCCGCCTCGTGCCCGTCGCGTACGTCCGCGAGCAGCCCCATCAGCTCGTGCGCGTCGTCGAGGTCGAGCACGGGGAGCAGCGGGGCAGGCGGCCGGGGCGCGAAGGTCACGTCGTCGTCGAGGTCCACGACTCGGTAACGCGGTTCCGTGCCCTCGGGTCACGAGGGCACGGCCCGCCTTCACGCCTCGGGCACGTCCCACATGCCAGGCGGCTCTCGCAGCTCCAGGTACTCCAGAGGGATCCCGGTTTCTTCAGCGAACAGCCGCACTGCGTTGGGCGGGAAGCCAAAACCCTTCATGAGGACTTTCCCTGTGCGCTTGTCCACGATGTGCCGAAGGTCGCTGGCGCCGCTGACGACAATCCCGTGGCTGCGCAACTCGTAGCCGAACCGGGCCCCAAGAGCTGTGGTCTTATCGAGGCAGGCCCGCTGAAAGTCGGCTCCAGGCGACTCCGTTCCTTCGTGGAACTCGGCTCGAACCCACCCCTTGGCCTCCTCGTCCGGTCCTTCAGCCGATGGGGCGATGTACTGCGCGGCGATGGAGGCGCCCGCGAGCTCCCGCAGCAGTGCGTCCCGCTGCTCGTAGGGCCCCGATAGCTCGACCGTGAATGTGCCTTTGACCGTCATGCCGGGAGAGTAACTGCCAGCACTGACAACGCTGCTGGCGTGAACGCTCGGTTTCACGCCGCGACCACCCCGCGTTCAGTCCAGATCCGTCCGCACCCTTCGCAGTGCGCGACCGGGGCCCGGCCCTCGCCTCCGTGCATGGTGATCTCCCCGCCGCACGCGCAGCGTTGGGCGATCGCCCGCTGCTGCGCGGCGATGTCGAGGGCGCGCTCGACGCGCTCGGCGGCGCCGGCCGCGACCTTCGCAATTCGGCTGGCCTGTTGTTCGTTCAGCGGCTTGCACGGGCCGGGCCGGTACTCGACGCGGGCGCAGAGCCAGAGGGCGGCGCGTACGGCGTCGCGGCGGCCGGTGTGCCGCCACCTGCGCGGGTCGGCCAGATCAGCGCGGGCAAGGGCGGCTTGGCGCTGCCGGTCCTGGTGGGCGACGTCGGCCTCGCGCTGGCTGGCGTAGGTCGCGGAGCGGGCGCTCGGCATGGCCATCGGCGTGCGCTGTACCTGCCGGGCAATGTCGTCGGCGCAGGCGGTGAGAGCGGCCTCGACGGCGCGCATGGTGTCGAGGATGTGCAACCGGATCGGGGTGGGGCGGTCGCCGAGCTGGAGCGGGTCGCGCTCCAGGGAGCGGAGGTGCGCGGCCTGGTGGCGCTCGTACTCCAGCTGCTCGGCGTCGGCGTCGTCGAGGCGGGCGAGGTAGCCGCGGAGGCCGAGGCCGAAGGCTCCCAACTGGGCGGGGGCTCCGGCGGCTTCACGGAGGTCCTGCCAGTGGAGGGCGATGGTGCGGAGGTGCTGGGCGGTGGTGTTCATCGTGGCGCTCCTGGTGCTGGTGGGGCGGTACGGTGTTGCCACCGGTGGGGGCGTGCCTGGTCTGGGGAGATCGTGGGCGCGCCCCTTCGTGCTGCTCAGGCGCGAGCGAGGCTGTCGAGGTACCGCGCGCGGATCAGGTTGTGCCGGGCGTCGGCGAGCGCGTTGTGCACGCCGACCGGCTGCTCCGGCATCGACTTAGCGACACCGAGCCGCTCGGCCTCCTGTCGGAGGTCGTTGGTCCACATCGGGATCCCCTCGGGCAGGTTGATCATGGGTCCCCAGAGCTGGGCAAGGGCCACGTGGTCGTAGGCGCCGTACCAAGCCCACAGCTCGACGTGCGGGAGTTCGTTCGGGTCCGTGCCGAGGATGAAGTCGCGTACCTCGTCGGCGATCTGGGCTACCGGCTTCACGGCCGGGTCGCGGTAGTTGAACAGCCACGTCCTCGGCATGTGGAGGTTCCAGTCCCCGTGCGGCTTGGGCAGGCCCGGTACGACGTTGGCCATCAGCCACTCGTGCTTGCGAATGCGGCGCTTCGGCATGTGCCGGTTGACGGCGTAGTACTCGCGACCGTCCTCGGTGACCACGCCGATGCTGATCAGCTCGATGGTGTGGCCGTCTTCGAGGAACTCGGTGTCGTAGAAGATGCGCATGGTCACTTCCTCCGTGCTGCGCGCTGCATGGCGCGCCTGGTGGCCCGGTTCGGGCGGGGCGATATGTGCTCGTCGTGGTCGGTGTCGACGACGGTCTCGCCGTGGCCGACGAGGCGGGTCTCCTCGCGGGTGGGCGCGTGCTCGCCGCGGGGGACGGACGACGGGCCCGTCATGCGGCGTTGCTCCTCGTCGTGCGCGTCGGGCAGGTGGGGTTGTGGCTGGCGCCGCGGAACACGAACGCCTCGACGCAGCACGCGGCTTGGAGCTCCGCTACCGCGTCGGGCCCGCGCAGGCAGTCCGCTCCGTGGGCCGTGCCGTCGCCGTGGGTGGAGAAGGCGCAGCACGGGATGATCTGGAACACGGCCGGGTCGATGGGCAGGCCGCGGGCTTTGCGTTCGGCGAGCTGCGCTCTGTACCGGCGCATGCGGACGTCGGCGTATTCGCGGTCGGCGCACCAGGCGAGGACGCCGGCCACGTAGACGACGCCGACGGCGAACCAGTACGAGCCGGTGGCAACGAGGTAGGCGGAGGTGGCGCTGCTGAGTGCGGCGGCCGCGGTGAGGCATCGGGCGGTGCGGAGTGCGGGTGTCATAGGTAGCTCCCGGTGAGGTGGAGGTCGGTGATGTGGGCGCCGGCGGGGATGCGTTGGCCGCGGAGGTCGGCGGGGAGGTCCGGGCCGGCGGGGTCGTCGTCGAACTCCTCGTCGTCCAGCTCGGGTTCGTCGAGGGCGAGCTGCTCGGCGGTCACGGCTCTAGCCGAGAGATGCCGAGTTCGCGCGTCAGCTCGCTCTCGTCGAGGAGCGCGATCGCGTGGAGGAGGAGCGCCCGGCAGATGGCTCGCTCGCGCGGGTTGTCGAGGGCCTCGCGGTCGATCATGCGGACTTCGTGGGTGCCGTCGGGAGCGTCGGCGACGCCGTAGGCGAGGTAGGGGCCGTTGGGGAGCGGGAAGGATTCGCGGGGCATGGGGCGCTCCTGGTGTCGGAGGTGCGGTTGAGGAGGGTGCGCCCTGCCCACCGGATGGTGAGCAGGAGCGCGGAGACGAACGGGCCGAGGACGAGGCCGATCGCGAGCGCGGTGATCACGGTTCGGCCAGGGCGAGTTGGCCGGCGTCCTCGATGGCGCGGCGGCGGGTGGCGGCCGCGGTCTGCCGGTGGTGCTCGCGGTCGTAGCGCAGGTGACAGCGCTGACAAGCGGCGAACAGGTTGACGTCGTCAACGTGCTCGGGGGTGTGGTCGCGGTGGGCTGTGGTGAGTACGACCTTGGAGCCGGTGACGGGGTGCGCCTTGCCGTGCTCGGCGGTGCATCGGCCGTTGTGGTTGTCGCCGCATTCGCCTCGGCATTCGCAGCGTCCGGCGGCGCGGATGGTGCGGATACGGAGGCTGATCTCCCGCCAGTTGGTCGGGTAGCGGTCGCGGTTCTCGGGTCGTATGGGCATCAGGCGGCCTCCTCATACTCGAAGGCGCGCGCGGTGCGGGTCCGGCTGCGGAGGTGGGCGGCGAGGGCGAGGCCGCCGAGGAGGAGCGCGGCCGCGGCGCCGGCCGAAGCGCCGACGGTGAGGACGGCGCGGCCGATGAAGGTGGCGCCGAGGTCGGCGAGGTCGTGGACGATCACGGCTGCTGCTCCTCGTCGGCCATGCGGAGGAGTTCGGCTTGGATCTCGCCTGCGATGCCGAGCTCGTCGTCGGTCGAGGCGAGCGACCGCCCGTGCTCCCACGCTCGGTTGGCGGCTTCGCGCAGTACGGAGGCTCGGTCGGCGGGGGCGGCGAGGACGGCGAGCACCGCGTCGGCGAGGACGCCCACGTTGTTCACGCAGAGCGCGCAGTAGATCGCGTAGTCGTGCCCGGGCTGATCGCCGTGCTTGTGGTGATCCCACTTCTCTTGGCCCGGCTTGTAGGTCCATCCCTCGTGCGGGGTGGTGAGGAGCGCCTCGACGATGCGGTCTCGGACGGGGCAGCCGTCGGCGTGGCGGTTGAAGCGGCGGGGGCAGCCGCAGGGGTGGCACGGGTCGGCGGGCGCGGACGCCGCGGCGGTGAGTACGACGCTGATCCGCTCCCGCAGCGCGCAGCCGCCGCAGGTTAAGTCGGCGCCGAGGTTGTCGTGGCGGGACGCGTGCTCGTGTGTTGCGGCCAGGTACGCCTCTGCTGTGCGGAGGAGGGCGAGTGGGTCGGTGGTCATGGTGGCTCCGGGGCGTCGCGTGGTGGACTGGCGGTGCCGGCCGCCCCCGATATCAGCGGGGGCGGCCGTGCTGCGGCTCACTGCTCGACAGCGGGCCGCGAGGAGACGGGCTTCCAACGGGTGACGGTCTCGGTGCGCTGCTCGACCTCGACGCCCGTGACGGTGTCCTCGTCGGCCCACGGATCGTGGTCTTCCTGCTCCTCGGTGAGGCCGACCTCGAACGTGACGCGGTATGCCTTGCCGTCGTCGGGGGCCCGGAAGATCAGCTTGTGGACGGACACCCATCGGCGGCTGCCGGTCTGCTCGCGGTGCAGCTCGATCGCGGCGTCGGGGTAGTCGGCGGCGTGCTCTTCCTCGGGGAGGTCGTGGGGGACGCCCCACTCGTCGAGCTGGTCGCGGGTGAAGATGCGGTTGGGCACGGTGTGCTCCTTCGTGGTGTCGGGCGGGTTGTGGTCAGGCGCAGATGACGCAGCGGTGGTCGGCGATCTCGGTGTCGTGGCAGCGGTTGACGCAGATCCGGCAGTACGGGGTGTCGCGGTGCTGGGCGTGGCCGTCGAACCGCTGGTCGTCCGGGTTGAACGGGAGCCGGCACTTTGCGCACGCCGGCCGGGCCGCGCAGGTCGGGCAGAGGTCGTCCGGGCCGGGCGTGCACGACCAGCCCTTCGTGGCGACGAGGTGCTTGCGGGCGACGCCGTACCGCTCGTCGCGGGTCATGTCCTCGCGGACCATGAACTCGCCGGTCTCCTCGACGCCGCAGTCGTCGCAGAACACGGTGATCCGTGACGGGAAGTACGGGCTGTCGGGGTCGCGAAGGATCGCGGAGACGAGTTCGGGCGTGAGCGGGACGGGGGCCTGGTCGGCGGGGTCGGGCTGATGGTCGGTCATGGTGCTCCTTCGTGGTGTCGGTCGATCGGGCGTGCCCGGGGCGGGATTCGAACCCGCACTTGGGCCGCTTTTAAGGCGGCTGCGTCTACCGATTGCGCGACCCGGGCGGGGCCCCGCGCGCGGGGCGGGTGTAACCGAATGCGCGCGGGGTCAGGCGGCATCGTGGGGTTCGTGTTGTTGGGGTGGGTGGCTGCCGGTGTCGGGGTCGCAGGCGAGGTGTGTGGTGTAGCCGCGGTCGAGGCGGTAGCCGTGGAGGGGGTGTTCGCAGACGGTGCAGAGGGGTTCGTCTGTGGCCTGTGGGGTGGCCGTTCCTTCCCCTTCCCCCACCTTCGGTGGGGGGGAAGTGGGGGAACCTGGGTCGGGGGAACGTTCCCGCGAGGTTCCCGGGGAATGGTTGACCTGCGGGTTTTCGGATCCCGTGGGGGTTCCCGGGGAAGGTTCCCGGGGAACGTCTTCGGGGACGGTCTCGGGGAACCTGTCGGGGGAACCCAAGTTGTCCCGGTTTTTCCGTTCCCGGACGGCGGCTTCGATCTTGTTCTTAGCGATCTTGATCCCGGCGTTCGCGAGGGCCGCCTTCGTGCGCGGATTGCCCGCATCGTTCGGGAGACCGAGGTCGTCGAGCTTGCGGACCAGCCACCCCACGGAGCCCTCCTCGACGCGCTCGGTCGGGGTGTCGTAGGTCATCAGGACGTGCCGGGTCGCGCCGGGCACGTAGGCGTCGCCGTCCTTGCGGTACTGGCGGAGCATGACGAACGAGTCCGGGCCGATCCCGGTACGCGTGTAGGTGCGCTTGAGGACGACGGTGCCGCCGCCCTGCGCCCGCAACTCCCATACGTGGTCCACGTCTTGGTTCTTGGCGGAGGAGCCGCGGGCGCCGCGCTCGCTGTCCTTGCCGAGGTGGTCGAGGCGCACGCTGGAGATGCCGGCGCGCTTGAGCGGGAGGAGGGTGTGGCGGTAGAGGGCGAGCCAGGTGTCGGCGTCGTTCTCGGGGCCGGAGATGAAGCGGGACACGGTGTCGAGGCAGACGAGTTGGGCTTCGCATTCGGCGACCATGGCGAGGAGGTCGGCGCCGCCGCCTGCGGTGTCGAGGGGGCGTACGGGCGGGAACGAGGCGTACGTCATGAGGCCCATACGTCCGGGCCCGCCGCCGTAGGACAGGAGGCGTCCTTGAACGTCCTGGTGGCCGTTCTCGGCGTCGACGTACAGGAGCGGCACGGGCGGGCGCGCCCGGTCGTCGAGGAACGACTGGCCCGTGGCCATGCGCCACAACCACTCCTGCGTGAAGAGGGACTTGCCGGCCTTGCCGTCGCCGACGATGGTGATCTGCTGGCCGGGTGCCATGAGTCCGCCGAGGAGGAGTTCGACGTTCCCGAAGTCGGTGGCGAAGAACGGGTCCCAGTCGATGAACGAGCCGGTGAGGTGGGTGGGGCCGTGGGCGGTGTGGCGGCGCTGTTCCTGCTCGCGGTGCTTGTCGGCGAGCCGGTCGAGTTCGTCGACGGTGGCACCGGACAGGATCTTCGCTTTGAGGTCGTTGGCGTGCTCGTCCCAGCGGCGCAGTTCGGCGCGTTCGGCGATCTGCTCGGCGAACGAGGCCGCCATGCCCGCGCTGATGGTTTCGGAGCCGAGGCGGTCGACGAGGTTGCCGCCCTCGACCTCGTGGAGCCGCTTCAGTCGTGCGATCTCCGCCTTCACGGTGACGGGGTGGAGCTGCTTGCCCTCGGCGACCATGCCGCCGACGACGTCCCAGATGAGACGGATCGCGGGGCTGTAGATGTCCTTGCGGTCGAGGACTTCGGCGCATTCCAGGTAGGCGACGCGGTCGTGCATGACGATGCCGGCCACGTAGGCCTCGGCTTCCGCATCGTGTGGTGATGTGCGGTTGGGGCCGTCGTGGTCCGCCGTGTCGCGCTGGAAGGGGCGGACGTTGCTCACGGGCGGGCTCCTCAGAACAGGGTGTCGGGCTCAGGTGCGTGTGCTGGCCGGACG